AAAAAAACGGACTAACCCTCTGGTTTCCCAAAAGGTTAGTCCGTAATGACTGTCATCGTTATCTCTATATAACGACCTCACATTTTTTCTTGTTGCTGACCGCCCATACGATCAGCTTGCCATTGCGAATGGCGACCTCGGCTTCCTTGCCGGATTTCAAAATCTCTTCGATCTCCCTGACAATCGCAGGGGGAAGAGTCACATTCGGAGTCATAGAACCACGCCTTTCTAAATCCGCACAGTATAGCACCGGCAGTTGGGGTGAGGTTTAGGAGGAACGGCATCAGCCGGATACACATTGCCGTCCAAACCATCACAATAATCACAAGTCTTGAGATCATGTTCGGATACCCACATCACGAACTCAATACCATCATCTTCTCGTGCCTGTGCCAGAGCCGCATCAGCCACTTCAACAGCGAACCAACCGGTCATCTGTGTCCAGTACCGCATTGCGGTATCGAACTCGGCAGGAGAACCACCGGTAGCCAACAGCGCTTCCATCAGACGGTCACGCTTTCGCACTATCTCGGAGTCGTAGGAGTATTTCATCACTCGGCTCGGCGTGGACAAAACATCGGAAAGCCACCAATCCACCAACACCTCGTCCCCATGAGGTTCCGAGTCGTAATAGTGGTCTGCGATCTGCTGAAACATTTGGCGGTTGACCTCTTCCAGTTTACGGTAGAGTTCCTGCACATTCGACACCACATTCAGTTCATCGAAAGGCATTACCCGATATTCCTGAAAGAGTCGATATATCTCCCTGACTACCTTCTTGAGTTGTTGGTCAAGGTACTTATACATCAGCCCTCACCGCCATCTTCTTTCTTAGCCTTAGGCTTTTTGTTGCCCTTATCATCGCCACCCTCGTCATCGTCATCATGAACACCGGCGAGTTTTTCCATCTGAGCGAGAGTCTTAGCTTCCTGCTCTTCGGCATAATCACGACTCATGGCGTATGCGATTTGCGGGTCAGAGAACATACCACAATGGGTAAAGGCCAGAATAGGAGCGATCTTGTTGTTATTCAGCATGGAAGTAAGCACATTGGCCTTTTCCTGAATATTCTCGTAGTTCCGGCGAGTGAAGCGGATTTCCACTTGGGACAGCTTCAAATTAAGGTTTGCCAGATCACGGCAAATGCGAAGCGTCAGTTTCAGGAACTCTTTTTCAGACTGTTTGAAAATGAGTTCGCTGTCCTTGGCTCTCGCTTCGGCAGCAGACCAACCGTCACGCATGATGACAGCGGAGCCGGTGTCGCTGGTGGAAGAACCACCGTTGCGGTTCGGCATACCACAAATCGTCAAGATCGTATCGTAGAGATGGTCGATCAGAGTTTGGGTCTGTGTCTGGTTCATTTCCTCAACCAGATACTTGATCTCGGCCTTGAGCTGCGGGTCAATGTCCTTGAACTTGATTGCGCCGTCCTGACGGAGCTTGGTGTAATCGTCAGCGGAAATATCGACATTGTGGAAGAGCATGAGCGCCTGAATGAACTGCTCTACACCATCAAGGCGGTTGCTGTCCACATTGTTGATAGCGTCCAGAAGAGGAAGCACAATCTCAAAAGCGCCCAATCGAGCGGTGTTCATGGGATACTCGATGATGGGAATACCCAAAATCTGGTCTTCGGACTTCCTGATACCCCAAGCGTTGTCGATCTCATAGAAATGGTTGGCGGTATAGCAACTGAAAATCAGAGTGCCGTCTTCCATAGTCACATACTTTACGCCCATAACCACCGGCGTGCCAAGACCATTAAAGCGAATGACAAACGAATAGCGAGGGTCGAGGGTGTAAATCTCAAAGGGAGCTTCGTCCTCTTCACGCTCATCTGCATCATCGGGAAGAACCATGCGGTAAGCAGTACCACAGATGTGCCACCACTCAGCCAACTCTTTATCCTTGCTGGCCTTGTCTTCCGCAGAAACATAATCGTTCAGGCGAGTCACGCTCTCGGCAACTGCTTTATCGTCCCCACGGCTGACATACTGGATAGGCTCACCCATCAGATAGCCGACCTTGAAAGAAACGATCTCATTGGCTCTGTTTTCCACAACCTTGTTGCAGATTTCAGGACGGACTTCCTTTTTACGGCTCAAGACCGGCTGATTGCCCTTATAGTAGGAATAGAGATATTCCATTCTGATCTTGTTCTTGAGGTGGACAGTATACGCTTTCCGCAGCACCTCAACCACATTGGACTCCGTGATCTCAGCAACATCGGTATAGATGACTTTACGACCAAAGCCGTCATGTCCAACCTCGCTGGTTACATAGGCCACGGAAAACACCTCCCCTCGGTAATACTTTCTTTCACTCTACATTCTATCATGGTATCCATTGGTTGTCAAGTGTCTAACCTTTCATAATACCATTGGATACCTCATTTCGTCAACAAGGACGCTTGAAAACCTCCACCGGCGCACCAACACGCTTCCTGATCTCATTTTCCAACAGAGCCAGAGAGTCAGGAGCGTCATCATGGGGAACCTTGCCGGAGCGGGTGTAGGTGGTCAACTCCTTCATGAAGTTCCAATACTGACTACCCCGCTGATATGTGGACTCGTGTTTGAAGTAAAAGTTCTTGATGATGTTGTCGCTGGCGAACTCAATTCGGGTCTGCTTATTGCTAACCGTCCGCTTCGTCCTGATCGAGATGTTATACCCTCTGGCTTTACACAGATCGGCAACATCTCTGGCATAATACTGACCGGCATTATTCGACTCGAAGACCGCTTCGGAAGTCTTGTTTTTAATAAGGCAGTTGGCACATTCTGGCTTGGTCACTTCGGCGGGAGAGTCATCAAAGACCACATCGACAATGTAAACCTCGCTTCCGTACAGAGCCGCTACCGGCATGGAGGTCGAGTCGCTGCCACTCTCGGCGGTATCGGCTACCGCAATGATCGCATCGGGGTCACGGTCAATAGGCAGCTCGAAGAAATAGTTAAGTTCCTTTTTGTTGAAGAGCAGACCCTTGGCTTCAAAGGGTTGCTGCTGAAATTCAGACTCAAACTGCTCGGCGCTCAGAAGCTCACGCTGCTCACGGAAGTAGGCTGTGGTAAAGACCTTGGTTTTCAGCTTAGGGTTGTAATACTCATAATTGGACTCGTCTGTGATCGGGTCGAGCGCAGGGATTTCCACAGCTCTCCAAGTCCACCCCTGCTTTTGGGCTTCCTCCTGCAATCTACCGATAGGGTCATACAGAGAGTAGCGAGTACCGGTGGCTACGATGGGAGTACCTTCAATGGCACGACCCATAATATCGCCGGAAATGATCTCCCATTTATCATCAAGCCGCTGCCGGTTCTTGGCTTCCTCTCGACCTTCCACACAGTCATCGAGGTACAGAACATTGGTAGCTTCGGACAAACCAACCTGACGAGCATCAATGGAACGGCACATGATTGTGGGGAAGCGGCTCTTACTCTTGAGGTTGATGACCTTGGTATCCGCATGGGTCTGTACCAGTTTGGCTTCGGGGAATACATCGTAGAACAGATACTCATTCGGCGTGACCAGATATTCCAGACAGCCATTGTAGAAGCTCTTTACAAGGTCATCACCGGTTCCTTCCATCAGGGTCGAGCGGTCAGGGTACTTGCCGGAGATCATATTGACAAAATTGATACCGGTTTGCGACTTACCGGCTCGTTTCGGCTCCGAGATGGTCAAAAGTCGCAGTTTTCCGTCAAGAACATCTTGGTATCCCTGCACCATCGGCTTCAAATAATGTCGCCGAGGGGCATAAAAGCGGTCTTCGGGCTTCCTGTCCAGTTCGATATACAGGAGGAAGCTGTCAAAGAAGTGCGGAGCATCGAACAGGAGCGACTTCCTCCACATCTCGTAGAAGAAAGCGGCTTCCTTGGGAGAACTCTCCCTCAACATCTTGGCAGCGGTAGCTTTCAGTTGCCCATTGACAGCATGAGCGGCCTGAAAATTCTCCTGCTCCCATTGACGGCAAGCCGACAGCAGATCGGTGTAAGCACCATGGTCAGAGGGCTTCTTACCCATGTATTTCAAAATAGCGTTTGTCACAGCTTCGTAATTCATAAATACCTCCCAAAAAAAAGAAAAACGGACTACCGAAAACCGATAGTCCGTAATGACTGTTACTCCCACCTCAATGTGAGAGCCGATTATAAATATAGCGGATAAGGCAATATACCGTATATGCCGCTTTCCATACAAGCCAGAAGAGAAAGTACAAAAAGAAGAAACCCAAACCGAAGATACCCATAAGCCAACAAAATGAGCTAACAATCCAGTTGATAAAGAACCCTCGGTCAGCACAGCTATCCATTAGGCCGTTTAACCATGCGAAGTAGCTTTTGTAGGCGTTCATGCGACCCCCTCTTTCGAAAGATTATACCACAAGGTACGGCTGATACCAAGTTCTGAGCAGCACTCAGCCACGGTCATCAGACCGTCTTTTTGTTTTTGAGCGAGATTTTCAAAAGCCGCAGGGTCAATTTCCTTTTTCTTCCGACCTTCCCGCCAGTTCGGGTCATGCTCACGCTTGTAGGCTTTACCGTTGGAGGTTCGCTCCACGATCATATCACGCTCGTATTCGGCAAAGGCCATCATGACAGTAATCATGACCTTGCCCATAGGGGTATTATCGGCAACGCCCATGTTGAGAATATTAACCCTCACTCCCTTGTCCACCAACTCACGCACGAGAGCTACACCCTCAGGAGTGTTTCGAGCAAATCTGTCGAGCTTGCAGACAACCAGTTCATCACCCGCTTTCAGCAGAGAGAGAACCTTATCGAACTTAGGCCGATCAATCTTCGTGCCGGTGAAGGTGTCAAGGAAAATACAGTCTTCGGGGATACCCATAGCGAGGAAGGTATCACGCTGGTCTTCCAAAGACATACCGTATTTTTGTTGCCCTTTGGAACTGACTCGTCCGTATCCGTACCTCATATTATTCTCCCTTCAAAAGCTCGTTCAGATCATAGTCAAGTTGGTCGATTACAATTTGGTCTGCTCGGCGGGAGCCTTGGCGCTTCTCTTGAATGACTACCTCATAACCGAGTACATTCAACATTCCAATGGCTGTGTTGAAACTCAAATTTTCGTTCATCAGTCGAGAGCTAATATCGTTACCACGGTTTTTACCACAGGCTCGTGCCATGGCGGTAAGGGATATATTTTTCGTTTTCATGAGATTGCGAATGGCATGGTTGATTTTCAAATTTATCACCTCTGAGGTCAGTATACACTAATTATAATTGGTTGTCAATAATTATTTTTAGTGTGCAGGGTGTGTTAGGTGTGCCATTTTCAATTTTTCCTATAAACTCCCTTATAGAACGCTCTATATAGAGGACTTATACCATTTTTGAGAAATGGTACACCCTACAATCGAAAAACCCTTGAAAATAAAGGCTTTTTCATGGGTGGGTTATTTTATTTGAAGACTCTCGATAAGAGGGTCTTTTTATATTTTGCGGAATTTTCGCCACTCACCCGCCGAACATTTGTTCGCAAATAACCCCCGAACCCCTGCAACCGGCAGCGCCGAAAACCACCAGATCAGCAGGGAAAAGGCCGCTTGTGGCCTGTAATGTTCATAAACTCAACAGAAAATGAACGCCGTCACAGATAGCTGAAAACACTAAAAATAATTGGTGAAAAACCCTTGACAACTAAATATAGTTAGTGTATTATAAAGACACCAAATATAATTAGTGCGTAGCTTGAACCCCGCTTTTTTATCGAGTTACGCCACGGCAAACATGAGTTATTGAAAGGAGCTTAAACCATGTACGAAAATCTTAAAGCTAAGGTAAACACATACCATGATACCCGCAAAGCTACATTTGCAAATGACCTTGAAACCATCACCACCGGTCACGCCTTGAACCATTGGTATTATCGGGACAGAATGACCGAAGCAGCATATCAGGCCGCAAAAGCCACGCCCGAAGATCAGCCATTGCCCGAACTGTGCAAGAAGAAAATGCTTGTCCGCTTTGATCGTGAAAACGAAAAGGACAGAACAAGCGCCCTTGCAAAGCTCGAAGCGGCGGCAGCTTGTGAACCGCTCGAAAGCGTCACATTTTCCGTTGACTGGTACAACAATAGAACATGGGGTAAAAACCCAACGGCAGAAGTCAGAGCTTGCAGCAGAACCAGAGCCACGACCACAGAAGGCAAGGCCAGCGGGTGCGGCTATGATAAGGAAAGCGCCGCTATT